GATCGGGGAGACGCTGACCCTCATCGGCACGAGCTACACCGCCGTGGCGGCTGAGGACGTCGAGGGCAACTTCATCATCACAGGATCCGGCGCAGCCGGAAACAAGCTCTGCAACCAGGACGCGAAGTCCATCGACTTCGCCACCGGCGTTACCGGCGCGACCGTGTATTTCATCCCCGGCTTCGGCTTCGAGGGCTTCAAGATCGCAGGCGTAGCCGTCACCGCGACCGGCACCGTCGACGCCGACGGCTCCAGCCTCTACAAGGCCGTCCTGGCATCCGGCGCCGTGACCGTGACCGCCGTCACTCCCGCGGTCCCTGCCTAAAATGGCCCGCTTTCAATTTTCCGCGCCGCTGACGACACCGATGGGTCTCCTCGTCCCCTCCTACGAGGAGACCCTGGGCGTCCCGACGAAGGTATTCCCGAAAGTGGAGGACCTTCCGGCGGACAAGATCATCAACGTCAGCTTCCGGAGCTTCGGCGGAACGGAGCGGACCGTCAATGACCTCTATGTGGTCGAAGACACCGCGACGGTCGAGACATGGTACCGGCCAGACATCAAAAGCGACTGCCACCTGGTCCTTTTAGAGACAGGCGAGGAGTTCGAGATCCTGGGCAAACCCGAGGACATCGAGCTCCGGCATCAATACATGAGGATCAAGGTCCGGGCGGTCGAAGGAGGGGCATAAATGGCGAAGAACAACACCATCCGCCTGGACACGTCGGGCCTCGAGAGCCTGATGCGGAAGCTCGTCAGAGTCGAACATGCCGCCGCGAAGGAAACGATCGAGGAGGTCCTGACGGAGGCCGCGCAGCGGATCCAGACGGACACGCACCTCGCGATGGCGAACAATTACCTCCCAGCGCATGGTCAATACTGGACCGGGCGGACGGCGGCGTCGATCATCGACGACCCTCACGTCGAGTGGGAGGGGATGGTCGGATCGATCCCGGTCGGCTTTGACTTCTCAAAACCCGGCGCGGGCGGATACCTGATCAAGGGCCGCAAGCCGTCGGCGGCGACCGGCACACCCTACATGGCGCCGGATCCGATGCTCAACAAAATGTTCCGCGGGACGGCCTACATGAGAGGCATACAGGACGAGATGTACGACAAAGTGCTCCGGCACATAGAGGAGGCCTGGGACGATAAATGACAGACGAACTGATCACCCTCCTGCAGGAGGAATACGGACTCCCCGCGAGGCGTCAGGGATCCCTGTCACCCAAAAAGGGCTATCCGGCGGAGTTCTTCACATTTTGGAACAATGAGTCCGACGGCGTCGCGGACTATGACAACCGATCACACGCGACCGTCTGGGTCTACGACGTCAACTTCTACAGCACGGACCCGGAGAGAGTCCACGCCGTCACCCTGTCGGCGATCGAGCTCCTCAGGGATCACGGCTGGATCATCGACGGCAAGGGCGCGGACGTTCCGTCGGACGAGATCACGCACACAGGGAGAGGCTTCACGGCCTACTTCCGGGAAAGAGAGGTTAATCAATGAATCGAAACCTTCAGGAGATCGTCGAATGGAGGGGCGTCGAGGGCCTGGTGGCCGCCGAAGTCATCGCTGACGATAACGACACCGGAGAGGGTCACGGCTATGTGACCGGCGACGTCTTCGCGATCGCCGGCGTCGCGGAGATCAGCAAGGCCGTTGACAGCTCATCCGAGGCACACTATTACGACAACATCCCGGCCGTAGTCATTCAGGGCAATGGCGCGGACACGATCACGATCAGCGCGTCGGCGATCCCGCTCGACGTCCAGGCGGAGCTCACCGGCCAGTATTACGACGAGACCCTGGGCACCCTGGTGGAAGGCGAGCCCGTCCAGAAGTACTTCGCCGTCGGCTATATCACCGAGAAGACCAACGGCGACAAGGTCTACGTCTGGCGCCATAAGGGCCAGTTTGCCCTGGGCGATCAGACAAACACCACGAAAGACAACGGCACGAGCGCGAACGGCCAGGAGCTGATCTTCACGGGCATCAGCACGACCCACAAGTTCACGAAGACCGGCAAGCCGGCGAAGGCGATCAACGTCGACCTCGGGAAGGACCTGGCGGACGTCTCGACCTTCTTCGACGAAGTGACGACCATCGACACGCTGCAGGCTAAGACGCCGGCTCAGACCCCTTCGAACCCGTGACGTACATCGACACGCTGCAGACTCGGACCTGAGCAGAAGCACAGAAAAAAGGGCGGGCTGCCCGCGGGGCTTTAACCGCTTGCCATTCTCCCCGCGAGTGGTCCGCCTGTTTATAAGAATGGAGGCGGAAAAATGAAACTGAACATCTACGACCGGAAGACCGGCGACGTCATGAAGACCTACGAGACGGAGGCTTACAGGCTCTTCTTCGGGACCCTGGAGGACGTGGCGAACGCCGTCGATCTCGACTCACTGGAGGATGCCTCCGAGGTCGAGATCCTGAAGCTCGTCACGCGGCTGATCACCGGATCCCTCGGGACCGTGAAGGACCTCATGATGGACATTTTCCCCGGGATCACGGAGGAGGAGCTCCGGAGCACCTACCTCGACGAACAGGCAGCCGTCCTCGTTGAGGTCGTCATGTACACCTTCGAACAGATGGCGAAGGGAATCGGAAGAAAAAACCGGAGGAGGGACAGAGCAAACTGACGCTATACGAGCTCTTCTTCGAGATGGAGATCTCGCTCTGTGAGCGCTTTCCCGCCCTGTCCCCTTTTGACATACGAAAGCAACGCGCCGCGGAGGTTTTTCTCCTCGTCCGGCGCCTGAACAATTACACCGAATATACAAACGACAAACACGACGCAAGGAACTCGAGAGTCATCCGCCGGAGGGCGGGAGACGACTGGTTCTGACCGTCCCTGGAGGATACCATGGCCGAAGACTTCACCGCGCGGTTTAGAGTCGATATATCCGACCTGAAAAAGAACATCACCGAAGCGAACAAGGAGATCAAGCTCGCGAACGCGACCTTCAAGGCTGAGACCGCCGGCATGGACCAGTGGAGCAAGGACGCGGACGGCCTGTCCTCCAAGCTCAAGCAGTTGAAAAAGGTCCTCGAGAGTCAGAAGTCGATCCTGGAGGCCTACCGGAAGCAGCTCGAAGCGCAACAGAAAGCATACGACGAGAACGGAAAGCGGGCCGAACAGCTCGAAGCAAAGCTGAAGGAGCTCGCGGAGAACGGCGTCGAGAAAAACTCCGAGGAGTACAAAAAGTATGAAAAGGCCCTGAAAGACTGCCTGCAGGAGCAGGGCCGTAACCAGAAGGCCGTCGAGGATCTCAACGTGAAGGTCCTCGAACAGGAGGCCGCCGTCGGTGAGACCGAGAGGGGCATCCGGCATTATGAAGGATCCCTCGAGGACCTCGGGAAAGAGGTCGAGGACACGGACAAAAAGGTCGATAAGTCCGGCGACGGATTCACGGTCTTCAAGGGCGTCCTGGCGGACCTGGCCTCGACCGCCATCAAGGCCGTCGTCGATGGATTGAAAGACCTCGCGGAGGCCGCCGTCGATGCTTACGTCGCCTTCGACGAGGGCGCCGATAACATCATCAAGAGGACCGGAGCCACCGGAGACACGGCAGAGGAGCTGATGGACAGCTACAAAGCCGTCGCCTCCTCCGTGGTCGGAGATCTCGGCGACATCGGCGACGCGGTCGGAGAGGTAAACACGCGCTTCGGGCTCACGGGAGACGCCCTGGACGACGTCTCCATCAAGTTCCTGAAATTTGCAGAGCTCAACGGGACGGACGTCGCCGGATCCATTGACAAGGTTCAGTCCTTCATGAGGGCCTTCAATATCGAGGCGGAGGACACGGGAGAAGTCCTGGACATCCTCAACAAGGCGGCACAGGACACAGGCGTCCCGATGGATCAGCTGATGAGCAGCCTCCAGGGAAACGCGACCGCCCTCCAGGAGATGGGCTTCGACATCAACTCCGCGACGGGCTTCCTGGCAAATCTAGAGAAAAACGGCGTCAACTCCTCCGAGGTCCTCACCGGCATGAAGAAGGCCCTCCAGAATGCGACGAAAGAGGGCAAGCCGTTAAACGAGGCGCTGGACGAGCTGCAGGAGAAAATGGCTGCGGCCGGCACGGATACCGAGGCGGCACAATATGCCATGGAGCTCTTCGGAAACAAGGCAGGCCCGGCCCTCGCGAAAGCGGTCCAGGAAGGACGGCTGTCCTTCGACGAGCTGTCAAACAGCGTCCAGGGATTTGAAGGAAGCGTTGACGGAACCTATGAATCCATCATGGGAGCGGAGGACGCCTTCGCCCTGTTAGGTCAGACCCTGAAGGTCAGCGTCGGCGAGACCATCGACAGCTTCCTGCAGCAGAACGGCCCGGAGATAAAGGAGTTCATGAACGCGCTCGCGACCGTCATCATCCCGGCGATCATTGGAGCCCTGACCGCGCTATTGAGCATCGTCACCTTCGTGATCCAGACCTTCGCCGGAGCGATCGACCTCATCAAGAGCGCCTGGGAAGGAGCGCCGGGATTCTTCCAGGGTCTCTGGGAAGGGATAAAATCCATCTTTGAAGCGGCGCCGAGGTTCTTTTCCGAGACCTTCGGGAGGGCCTGGCAAAACATCAAACAGAAATTCTCCGGATGGGCGGCTTTCTGGTCCGGGCTCTGGACATCAGTCAAAAACAAATTTACCGGTCTCGGGACCGCTCTGGGGAATGCGATCAGCTCCGCGGTCAAGAGCGGGATCAACAAGGTGATCAGCGGCGCGGAGAACGCCATCAACTCCGGCATCGGTCTGGTAAACAGCGCGATCGACCTGATCAACGCCCTCCCGGGCGTGAGCGTCGGACACGTGAAGACGGTCAGCTTCCCGAGACTCGCACGAGGCGGCGTCCTGAAGCGTGGACAGGTCGGCATCCTGGAAGGATCCGGAGCGGAGGCGGTCGTCCCGCTGGAGAGAAATAAACAGTGGATCGCGGCGGTCGTGAAGGAGATCCGGAGGCAGGACAACCCCGACGGCAACATCGGCGGAGGAGCTGCCGGAGGAGCTGCCGGAGGCGGAAGGGTCAGCAATTACACCCAGATCATCAACGCGCCGAAGCAGCCCTCGAGGATCGAGCTTTACAGGCAGACAAAGAACCTCCTGAGTCTTGCGGAAGGGAGCCCGGCATAATGTACACTGCACAGATCAAGAACAGCGGAGGCGAGAGCCTCCGCCTCACCCAGAACGAGGAACAGTTTCAGGTCGTCAGCATCACCGGCCTCAACCCGGCGAGCGCACACATCAACCTGACGGACGTCGCGGGCCTCGACGGCGCGGTCTTCAACAGCTCCAAGCTGAACACGCGGGAGATCGTCATCACATTGAAGATCAACGGAGACGTCGAGGAGAACAGGCAGAAGCTCTATTTATTCTTCCGCACGAAGGAGCGCTGCATTTTTTACTTCCGGAATAAAAACCGGGACGTCTCGATCGAGGGCATCGTCGAGACCGTCGAGGTCGGCCTGTTCACCAAGGCGGAGACGATGCAGATCTCCATCATCTGCCCGGATCCATACTTCCGGGCCCTCCAGGAGATCGCCGTCGATATATCCAACCTCGAGAGCCTCTTCACCTTCCCCTTCGCGATCGATGAGGACGCGCCGATCCCCTTCTCCACCTACACGGACAACCGGGAGGCTGTCATCCTCAACAAGTCGGAAGCGGCGACCGGGATGATCATCAACGTCGAGGCCCTGGCCGACTTTTCGAGCGTCGAGATCCGGGACATCGACACCGGAGACTATATGCTCCTCTCCGGGACCTTCATCGCCGGCGACAAGATCGCGATCAACACGAATCCCGGAAAGAAGGAGATCCGCCTCACGCGGGACAGCACGGAGACGAACGCCTTCCGGACCCTCCAGCGCGGCTCCACGTTCCTGCAGCTGGCGGTCGGGATCAACCGCTATTCCTACCTCGTGGACGGCGGAAGCAACGACGAGGCGGTGAAAATCACCATCCAGTACACGAACGCCTTCAGAGGAGTCTAACACATGAGAGATGTCATAGTTCTCGACGGGAATCTGGAGCCCGTCGGACTTGTGGACGGATATAAGAGCCTGATCTGGGCGAACAGATACGGAAAGATCGGCGACTGTGAGCTATACCTGACCGCAACCGTCGAGAATCTGGAGCTTTTGACCTCCGGGACCTACCTCGTCCGCCCTGACGACGACATGGTCTGCGAGATCGTGAAGATCGAGATCACCACCGACGCGGAGGAGGGAAACTTCCTGATCATCACCGGCCGGGACATGAAGGCCCTCCTGGATCAGAGGATCATCTGGAACACAGCGACCTGCAACGGGCGGATGGAGACCTTCGTCCGTGATCAGGTCACCGCGGCCCTGATCAATCCCGCGATCACCGACCGGAGGGTCCTCAAGGCGAACGGAGGAGACCTCCTCGCCCTGGAC